TGCGTCAGCTGGACCGACTGCTACTACAGCGAAAGTATCATCACCTACTCTACCTTTAACCTTACCAACGTATGCTGTTCCGGATAGTGATCCGGAAGTATCTACTGCTGTGAGATTTACAGGATCCGTTGTTACTGAAAATTGTGTAGCAGATAGTCCAGAAGAAAGAACGTGGTAATGTTGTTGTAATGAAAGTCCACCTGGTAAAGATCCACCATCTGTAACTTTGAATTTAACTACATCTCCAGCACTTAATCCGTGTCCTGCTGATACAGTGATAACCCCTGGACTTGCTATGCTGATGCTATCGATCGCAGTCATGCCACCGAAGGTTGAAGTTTCATCTACATAACCTACCTGTTCACCTGGAACATTAACAGTGATGTCGATATAATTATAGTTTTCTCTTAAGTTGGTAGTAGTTAAACCTTCTATATTATAACTATGATCACCTGTACCTGCATCTGTAATTTCTAAAGGATCTCCAGCTCTGGTATCTGTTATAGTAAATTCAATATCGGTTAATGAATCTGTTGCGATAAAAAATATATCATCTACATTGAGAGGTGAAGGTAAAGTTCCGGTTGACGAAAACTGGATGCTGTCATTTTCTAAAAGACCATGTGTTTTTTTACCTTTAATGGTTAATCCACTTCCATTTGAAAGCGTGGCTATACTACCTCCAAGTGTAGTAGAAACAGTAAATTGATTATACTCTGGTGTGGTTAAAATATAATACGTTGTACCTGCTGTAAATCCATTAGCCGTACTAGTTGGTATAAACTTATCATCTCTTACTAATCTATGATTTCCATTTGTGGTACAAACATTTGAAGAAATCTCTGTAACGGTTGTGAGTACACTAAACACACCCGGATCAGCCACAGTAACATCTATTTCATATGGGCCATTAGCATCAGTTGAAGCAGTAAATAATAATACACGATACACATCAGTTAATTCATTTAAAACTAAACCTGTCGATGGTCTAACAGCAACATCTTCCAATCCACCTTTTAATTGTACCTGCCCTCCCACCCTGAGAGTCATTACAGTGTTGTCTACGACTTGATCATACAATCCTTCAAAATTTCCTGTAGGATCAGATGTTAAATTTAGTCTCACCACTCCAGGAACACCTTCTACTGATTCTACAGAAGTGATCGGATATCTAAAGATTAAATTACCGTGATCTATTTCAAGTTCAGATATGTTTAAAGGTGTGTAATCGAAACCATCTACATAGATAAACAATCCTTCAGCCGCATTGGCATATGCCGGACTTGGTGCATAACAAACAACTTTCTGTGCTAGAGGTTCATATAATCCAGTCGGTGTTGGAATCTCTAATGGGTCTGATCCTTCGGCTACTAGAGCATATACCCCATGTGCTGATGAACCTGCTACTGAACGTATCTGTCCACCATTGATTGAATAATAAGATGTGTAACAATAGTAGGTAAACACAGAAACTAATTCAGTTAATCCGCCATTGTGGGCAACGACTCCATATCCCATGTCATTAACTTGTGTGAAATCATTGGCTAACATAGATCTGTTACCAGGCATTAAAACTTCATATATTCTTTGGAATTTAAGAGTTCCTGAACCTGAACCTGTTATCTGAACCAATACATCACTACCGAATGTCGCTGTAACAGTAAAGGTATCATTAGTGATTGAACCTGCTACATAGTATTCTTTATCTGCGATAAGTCCTGTAGGAAGAGTTCCTGTAGTCGTAAATTTGACCGTAGCACCTTGTTGTAATCTATGATCTTCACTTGTGAATACTCCAGGATTGGCTACAGTTACTCCTGAGATAGTTTGAGCTCCAGGAGATCTAGTAAAAGGATTTGTTTCATCTAAAACAAAAGTAGCTGTGCTTCCTGCAGGATTGTAAACGAAATCTCTAACATAGTTGATTCTGTAAACAGTATCATCGACTAAGAATGATGCTGGTAATTGTGGAATTCTATCTAGATTTCCTACTGTTAATCTAGTTGATGATATGCTAGATTCGTGTGTGAACTGTAAGTTACCACTGAACCCGTCAATAAACATACCGCCTGCGAATGATTGAGCATCGATAGATTTACTGAAAGATGAACACTCTTGAGCGTATGGAGATTTGGCTAATATCTGTCCTTGCGGATCTAATACCATCATAAACCCGCCATGCCCTTGCGCTGAAATTGCTTGCCAACGCACAGCATCGTTTGCAAGGAAGACATCCATCTGATCGTTTTCTTTAGGATAGTTAACACTTCCGCTACCATCCATAACATCCTGTAATGCTGAAATCAAATCAGCAACAACCGTAGACGCTCCAGCTTCTGATGTATAGGCTCTGTCGACAATTTGTAAGAAAACTTCTTGTGATGGTGGATCTAGTTCAGTATTAGATAAGACTAATCCAATAAGGACTTCTAATCGATCAATAGCGGCTAGAGTTTCAGATAACTGTGTTGTAATAGCTATCCTACCACTAGCACTTTGATAATATTTTAAGCCAGCTGATATTGTTCGATCGTATCCGCCGTATTTTAAATCAAATATCAATGCATCGATGATAAGACCTGTATCTCTTTTACATAGTGCTCTATTATATTCAAAATCTGGAACATCGTCAAATGGTGCTGTTTTACTTTCTATTTGATCATCAATCCATGCTATCACTTCTTCTTGTAACCATTGTCTGTTTAAAGATATTAATGTAGCCGCCGCGTCTCTGTTGCCTGCGTTATTGATTTTTGGATATACAGGTTGTGACGGATCCTGTAGATAATGATAACCATATAATTGGGTAGCTGTAGTTAATCCATCTATCGTTAGGTCTCTTCTAAATTTTTGAAAAGCCCAAGGAGAGCTAGATGTGCCTGTTCTAGGACGGAATTGTACTCGTCTAAATTCATCACCTACGATCGAAACATTCTGAGGAATCTTGATAGGATAGTTCTCTTCATAAACACCACTTTCTACTAATATGGTAACTTGAATTCTTTTTGATACATCACCATATGAAATAGGTTCGTTTAAATCAAAAGTACCATATTGTATATCTACATCAAATAATTCATTACCTTCACTATCTAAACTGCCATCATGCGATAATATCTGAGCTAATGCTCCTGATGTCTCACCGAATAGATATAAACCTTCTCTGATATCTCTACCGCGTATAGCTTCTGGAGTATCTGTTAAAACATCTCCAGTGAAGTCAGTTCTAAAGTTTTCAGTTTTGATAGCAAATCTTGGAAGATCAACAGTTAAAGTAGGAACTGAAGTAAATCCGCCACCTTGATCTGTAATAGTAATTCCAGTAACAACTCCACCTGTTACAGTTGCAGTACCGAATGCATCCTCGGTTCCGCCTTGGATCCTAACTGAAACTAAACTGTAACCAGAACCACCATTGCTGATAAACACCCCGGCTACTTTATAATCTAAATCAAATGTAACACCCGTTCCGATAGCGCCAACACTAGGTTCACCAGCTGTTGTAATAGTTCCACTAGCGCTTGTTCCAGGAAGAGCAGAATAAACCCCTACAGAAACAATCCTAAATGTCGAGATAGCACCTGGAGTGGTTAATGTAGTTAAAACTTCTATACGTGCCGCTTCTCCTCCGGGAGCAACAGTTCCTCCGGTGATTGTGATAATATCACCTGGAAAGTAATTAGTTCCTGCCCCATTAAGTGTAGCTGTATCTAAGCTCATCGTTACAGTTCCAGCGAAACCGGTACCCGATGAAGGTGATGTGGTGATGCTACTTAATGTACAGGTATTAGCACCATTGTTATAAGTTAAGAGTTTTTTGTAAGGACCTATTTCATTACGTGCTTCTAATAATATTTCTTCTGCACGTCTACAGGCCGCCTCCAAACTTCTATATGCGTATGCTAATGCACGTCCTTGTAATTCTGAACTTATTCCTGGTCTATCGTCTTGCCCGGAAGTGGCAACGTATAAGTTTACTGAACTTCCAAAACTTGAACCGTCTACATATCTTTTTGTGGCGGCAACTAACCCGTCATATAATTCATCATCCTCTGCTTCAGGATCTCTAGCTAATACTAAAGGTCCACTCATTCTACCAAATGCAGAATTGACTAATCCGGAAGCAGGATCGACAGCATCCACCCCTGCACGTGAGAGTTTACTGTCAGCATAGGCTTTTCTTACGGCTTCACCGTCTGTAATAGGATCTACTAAATCGTTGATACGATATGTTATACCTCCTGATTTTACACTAAGGTTTCCACCTAGCTGTGGAGTTCTATCAGCAGATATTTCAGAAAATTCAGAGTTAATAGCAATTTCGCCATCATTAGTTGTATAATCTAATGATACCCCTACACCAGGAACTAATCTTTTAAATTGTAATCCTGATTCTGTATTATTAATAGTTACGATTGGAGTTAATCCGGTAACAGCATTGTTTTGTCCTGTATATGATGAAGGAGTATCATCTAGACCAACAAATGTAAGTTTGTCACCGAGACCTAACGAACTGTATAATTCTCTGAAGTTGTCATTAACTTTACGAAACGAATCTCGTATACTATCACCGGTACCATCATTACCAACGATACCAATATCAATGATTTTACGTGCCATATTTGATCCTAAAAAGAATAGTTTCTCACTGTATTTACCAATAAATTTTATAAGCCAAATGTAAATACATTATGTTTATAAAGAAGTTTAAAAAACGTACAACCTATACTAGACGCAGTAAAACAGGGATTTTACACGAATATTTCCGTGATAAAACCGTTGCTGTATTAAGATGTGACGAATGTGAACAAGAGTTTTCAAGAAACCTTAAACATATGGACAGCAAACGTTTATCAGATCAATATTTTCACGTGTGTAGTAATTGTGATGCTAAAAGATTCGCACAAAGAAAAGGAGTAGAACGTAAAAGAATATGGGATATACCGGCCAGCAGTACTTTACCGGTTAATAAATTTTAAACAGTAAACGATTCTCCACAGCCACAACGATCTTTTTCTGCTGAGTTAATAAACTCAAACCCTTCGTTGAGTCCGCGTTTTTGATAATCTATAGTTAAATCTTCGAAGTAGACTAGGCTCTTGGTATCGATGATGACACTAGCACCTTTGTCTTCGAACACGTTGTCAAACTCTCCTAGCTCATCAACGAATTCCATTATGTAAGCGAGACCTGAGCAACCTGTAGTTTTCACCCCCACACGGATACCTAACCCATTACCTCTGCGTTCTAATTGAGATTTAATTTTATCAGCGGCGGTATCAGTCAAAGTCAATTTCATTGTCTAACCTTTCCATGATTTTGGAACGCTCTTCGTCTGTATATTCAAACCAATTTTCTATTTCTTCTAAAGTTCGATGGCAACCAATACACTTTCCATTTTCATAAGTACAAATCGACATGCAAGGATTAATCATAATATTCTCTTTTTAATTATTATATTATAATTATTCTTCTACAACTGATTCGTGTTTTTTCTGATAATCTGCTATGGCTGATTTTATCGCATCCTCGGCAAGAACTGAGCAATGGATCTTAACAGGCGGTAGAGCCAGTTCTTCTGCGATCGCTGAGTTTTTAATTTCTCTCGCTTCTTCGATGGTTTTGCCTTTGAGCATTTCTGTGACAAGGCTCGAACTTGCGATTGCTGAACCGCATCCATATGTTTTGAATTTTGCGTCTTCGATGACACCGTTTTCACCCACTTTGATTTGTAGTTTCATTACGTCACCACAGGCTGGAGCACCCACCATTCCAGTACCTACCGCAGGATCATTCTTGTCTAAACTGCCAACGTTCCTGGGGTTCTCGTAATGGTCTAAAACTTTTTCACTGTATGCCATTATTTAATCCTCTCTTTAAAAATAATAGTTGACTATTTTAGTATGTTAAACTATTTATGCGAGATTGTCAAGCCAAGAAAAAAGGCACTTTCTCTGTGCCTTTCTTCGACTTAACCCTTTCTCAGGAATTACTTTTTACCAACTAAGCCTAGAACTTTAGCTTTAACTTTCTTAGCCCATGATGGTTCCGGGAAATGCCAGCCGATGAAAGCACCAACTAAAGCCCAAAATAATGCGCATAACATATGTTATCCTCCTTGTTGTAAACGGTCATTGACGACTGACCAGTCGATGATCCTCCAAATATTTTTTAGGTATTTGGATTTATCATGTTGATAATCAAGTGCCCAGGCGTGTTCCCACCAGTCCACAATCAACATAATCTTTAGATTCTTTTTGTATTCATGATTCTTAATGACTTTAATGTCACCTTTTGGATCCATATAGACCCAACCACTGCCCTGTATGCCCATAGCCACACGCACAAATTCTTCTTTGAAGTTTTCAAAACTCTTCCAGCGTGTATTGATCACTTCCGCGGCTTTGCCTTGGGGTCTATTACCGCTTGTAGGCACCCTTAATTGCGGAAAAAATAGGTTATGTAGGGTAGCACCACCATAGTTGAAATCGTCGTCGCCCTCTTTGGCGTTCCAACGCTTGACATATCCGCTGGCTAGTTTGCCATAATGGTAGTCTAGAGTCGCTTCACTCATGACAGGATCCAAGTCTTTCATAGCATAATCGACTTTTTCTTGTACGAGTTTTTCTCTACGGGTATCTGCTTCTGTGATTAAATCACGATATGTTTTGATTTCCATATTACTATTTATCGCATTATGGATTCAGCTGTTGGTGTCTGATGATTTCTTGGTTGTTGAATTCTACGGCACATCCAGTCAATCCAAAAACGATTATGCCTATGCAGAAACAGGTTAATAGGAACATCACAAAGTTATAGAATTTCATTCTGCCCACTCCTTGGCTTGTTCTAAAAGTTTCATGCTGGCTAGATTTTTAGCCTTGCTCTCACACATGATGTCAGCGTGATTAAGGAAACTCAGAGCCCAGCGATTGACTTTATTGTTCCAATAGTAGTTGCTGTGAGCTCTCAGTTTGGATTTCTTGTAGCCTTGATCCAACAGTTGTGAAAAATTAGGTGCTGTATCTGGATCGTGATCTACTAGATAGTCTTCACGCGACACTGAATAGTGTATCACCGGACGGTTCTCACCTCGCCACGAATCTACTACTGCTTTGAATCTGTCATCGCTAGGCATGATATATTCACCGGTATGTACCCAATGATGATGTATGTCTAATACCAGTGCGCAATCGTCTTTCAGTTCGAGGCTGTCTTCTATGCCCCAAGTCATTTCATCGTTCTCTATGGTTAAGATATTGCGTGCTTCTGGTGACATGCGCTTGAGCGCATCCTTGATGCCCTGAGGACCTCTGCGTCCTGCGATGTGTACGTTACATTTAAAGTCTTGGAATCTCTTACCATAGCCCATCCAGCGAGCCATGTCAGTATGATATTCGAATTCTTCTATACTGCGAGTTACGATATCGTCGTTATCAGATGCCAGGACAGTAAACTGACCAGGATGAAAACTGAGACGAACATCCAGCGACCTAGCAAGATCGCCCACC